AGTTAATGAAGTTAATACACATATTCAGGGAGACGCCGTTCGAGTTTTAACTGATACGGTCAACACAGTTTCTGCAACTATTACTCCAGCGGATGTGACCGCCGTGGTTTATTTATATCCAGATACTCCGAGTTCTGTTTTTACAGGATTAGAAGCAAGCTTGACCGCCGCTTTTAATGCGGCTGTTGGTTTGGGTTGGGACCTTACAACTTCATGGCTTATTTCTTCATTACATCCAAGCGGTGTTCAAAGAGTTGAATTGAGTTCCCCAACTTCAAATATTGTTGTAGGTCCATCCGCCGCTGTTGCTCTGAATAGTGTGAATATTACTCTTGGAGGTTATGACAGATAAATGACGACCTCGCAGCTTTTACCTTCTAACGCTACTCAGCTTGAAATTGATATTTCAGCAGCCGCTGATTTTCTGTCGGTTACTGAGGGAGCCTTGCCATCGGTAAGGGATGCAAAGTATCAGAATATTCCTAATGATGTTGTCCCATGGCTTGTTTATGAATATGGCCTTGGAGAATTATTGCCATATCTTCCAGACCCTCGAACGGCGTTGGCCGAGGGTGTTGTTTGGCAAAGAATAAGGGGAACGCCTCAGGCAATTAAGACGGCTCTTACTTGGATTAATTTCACAGCAATTTTAGAAGAGAGTGAAGCGGGAACAATTCGCTGGGCTCAATTTCAACTTGGCTTGGATCAGGCTCCAGCATCTTTGGAATTTATTGGAAATGTAATTGGAATAAGTCGCTTATCAGCTCCAGCTCGCTCTGATCTTTTCAGGGTTTACGGTGGAACTTATGACACAAGACGATTTTGGTTAGACGATCATGAATTAAGTTCGGGGTCTTGGCTTTGTGATCATTCAGGGGTTTATCTTCAATCTGATTGGCCTCAACTTTCTTTTGGTAGAGATCACCAAAGAAATCCAGCAATTCAAGAAACTCAGATATTTAGAACTAAAGAACATATAGAGGCAGAACTTTATAAATATGAGGATTCTTTTGTATTAAGTGAAAGTATTCTCGATGAGTGGTGGCATCTTTTACAGGAAGATGTTTTCACTATCAGCCGTTTACATTTCGGCCATTTCTGGGGATTAAATCCATTCCTCGGTGTTCCAGATTGGAACAGCGGATTACTTGTCGAAATATCTTGGCAAGGGACGGAAACTTGGAACTCTGTCGGAGCTTGGCGAAATCTTGGAACGCCTCCAGATCCGTCACCTCAATGGATTAATACAGTTTCATGGATTAAGTTCTCAATGGTTCCTACTTTGCAATTTGCAAAGGCTGGAATTTATCTCTCAGATTATTCAATTCTTTCTGAAACTAATACTTGTTTTGCCGCTCGTCTGGAGGAAGAATTTGGCGACGGTCCATTTACTCTTTCTGATGCCGATTCGGCCACAGGTGAAAATGTTTTAAGTGAGCATATTCAGCGATGGGAATATCAAGAATGGAATGAGCGAATTGATCGTGTTTATCAGACTACATTTACAGCCGCTCAGAACACAGCAAATGTTGGATTGGCTGAAAGGACTAACGCTCAATTCCTATTTACTGAGCCAGCGACTTATGGCCAATTTATGCTTAGTGATGGTGTTCTTAGTGAGGAATGGCATGTCCTTTATCAAACAGCAATTCATCATCAGGTCGGCCTTTCATGGGGTCCACCCGCTCAACAAGAGACAGAGAATTGGAGAGGTGCTCAACTTTCAGCTCCAACTCACGACTGGCAAGGGACCGAGACATGGGAGTCAACAGGTCTTGTTTGGAGAGCGTTCGAGTCTACATGGGAAAGTCAGCTCCACTGGATGCCATTTGCCTCAAGACTATTCCTCGATCAGCAATGGACAGGAATTTCTTGGAACGATGCTCAGGGATACTGGACAGAAGAGGTTCTATCTTATGGACATAGAAATGGTTTTGACTGGACATACACAGGCGAAACAGTTCATGAGAGACAACATCACAGAACTCTCGCTGGCTCCTATTCATTAGGTACTGGTTATAATTGGCAATCATGGCAAGATGTCGGACTATTTACAGCCCCTGTTTATCTAACAGCCTCCACCGGCGATTGGATTGATGAAAGTCTTGAATCTCCTTGGTGGATTTATGACGGATCGCCTGAAACGTGGGAAACTGTAGTTACTTGGTCTTCTACTGAGCCATGGTTGGACGCTGTTGCTAATACATGGCAAACAGCAACACCGGGTCAGTGGATTGTTTCTGATGACACGCATCAGGATCGGGCGGCTTGGTTTGACACCAACACCATCTGGACTCAACCCTCGTTGTCAATTTCGACAAAACACTATTCCCACAATTAACTAGGACCGATAACATGACATTGACAATGGAGGCCAAAAACTAACATGGCAACTCTTACACAAGACGGAAGAGCTGGCCTCGCCGCATCCGTTAAAGCAAGAAACATTTATCTAGGTATTGGCTCAGGTCAAACCGCATGGGACACAACAACGCCCGCAGAATCAACAGCATCCTCGGCTCTAACAACAGCAGTTGGATATAGAGTTGCAACTCAAAAAGATTTTGTTGTGACCGCTCCCGGTACAGGTGCAATTTCACTTCCTTCTGGAAGGTATGACGTTTCAGCAACTCAAACGAATCAGCTTTATTTGAGATTCACTTTAGACTTTGCTGATGCTAGTTCCGCTACCATAAGGGAGACAGGAATTTTCCTTGATACAACTCCGAACAGTGGGCTCCCAGCGGGTCAACAGTTCTTCACGACTTCCGAGGTTTCTAGTGCAGGGACTCTTTATTTGGTAGAACATATAGCTGCCATAATCAGGACCGCCGCAACGAGAGAGACTTTTGAATTTGTTCTCCAGTTCTAAAAATTAAGCTCCTACTATGACAACACTCGCTGGGTACTACAACCGATTTAATTCTGCGGATAAATATGATGCACTCTTATTTAGAGCGTCTAAAGGTCTTCAATCCGCTGAATTAAATGAAATTCAGTCCATTCTTAGTGATCGAATTCAAAAGATCTCTAATGTTCTTTTCAAGGATGGATCAATTGTCCGTGATGGATCGGCGACTATTGACGCCGCCACTGGACAAGTACAAATGGCCGCTGGAGCCATTTATGTTCTTGGAGCTGTTAGAGAAGTTTCAAGCACGACGTTCACAATCCCGACGAGTGGACAGCTTTCAATTGGTGTTAGGGTTACAACTTCAGAAGTCACTGAGGTTGAATCATCAGCTCTTAGAGATCCAGCAACAGGGACACGAAACTACGATGAGCCCGGTGCTGGTAGAACAAAACGAGAATTAGTTTGGGGCTGGTCTGGAGATGGTGGCTCAGGAACTTTCTATCAGATTTATGCGGTAGAAAATGCCACTCTAGTCACTCAGGTTGAACCACCTCAGCTTGATTCAGTAACTCAGCTAATTGCTAGATACGACAGAGACTCAAATGGCAACTATGCGGTAAGAGGATTAAATGTTGTCAGTCAGGGTTCAAACGCCGCTGGAACTAACTATCTTTTCACTGTTACTCAAGGGGTAGGAAATGTAGAAGGATATAAGGTTGACAAGCCAGCATCGGTTCAAAAAAGTTTCACAAAAAATCCTGATCTTTTTAGCATTAATAATGAGCCTCATTCATCCTCAACGGCTGCAACTCAAACAGTTACTCTGAACTATTCGCCACTTAATGCGATTAGTGATTGTGTTGTAACTCTTGAAAAGAGCGTTACTATTTCCCACGGTTCATTTACTGGAGCATCCGACCCGCTTCCAGATACCGCCGTTTTAAGTATTCAATCTGTAACTCAGGGCGGTACAACTTACAGCCTTGGTACTGATTTCAATTTGACTTCAGATCAAGTTGACTGGAGCCCGGGTGGAGCTGAGCCAGCTCCGGGTTCTACTTATTCGGTAACTTACAGATATTTGGATTCGGTAACGCCCGCAAATATAAATGAAGATAATGGAACTTTTGAGGTCACAGGTGCTGTTGCTTCAACTTTGATTCTTGTTGATTACAATTGGAAGCTTCCTCGTTATGACGTCATGACGATGGATAAAACAGGAGAAATAAATTTAATTAAAGGAGTCTCATCAAGATTCAATCCAGAGGTTCCGTTGCTATTTGTTCCAGATAGTGATTTGTTGTTGGCCTCTATTTATTACAACTGGAAGTCAACTCACACACCATTGGTGGATGACATCGGAACCCGAGTCACATCTATGGATGACATGCGGAAAATTAAAAAGGCAATTGTCAACCTCCATGACTTGATAGCGATTGAACGTCTTGAACGTGACCTTGCATCAAAAGAGCCCGCCGCAAAATATGGAACATTCTCTGAGCCGTTTAACGATGATACCTTGAGAGATCTTGGCCAAGCTCAGGATGCTGTAGTCATTTCAGGTGACTTGCAAATGCCTGTTCCAATCACTCAGGTTGAACCAACAAACAATGCAACAACGACCTCGACTTTGGATTTCACAGAGGAGGTTGTATTGAGTCAGCTTTTAAGAAGTGGCTCAATGTTGATAAATCCATATCAGAACTTTGAACCGATTCCAGCCCTAGTGACGTTGAATCCATCAACTGACCTCTGGACAATTGTTGACGAGCAAGTATCAAATACAAACACAAGTCGAATAATTGGAGCGGGTAACAGGTCGTCTACATGGACAACTGAAACTCTCGATCTTGTTTCCTCTGTTAGTGAAGTAATCGAGTTCATGAGACAAAGAACAGTAGCCTTTGAGGTTTCTGGTTTTGGTCCTAGTGAAAATCTTTTAAGGCTTACATTTGCGGGTGATGAAATTACATTGTCACCTGTTCCTCAGGCGAACGCCTCGGGTGAATTGACTGGATCTTTTACAGTTCCAGCTAATGTTCCATCAGGTGACGTTGAGGTTGAGTTCTTAGGGGCTGGAGGAAGTAGAGGAACAGCCCGCTATTTTGCACAAGGAACCTTAAGGACTGAGCAATGGGTAAGAAATAGAGTCACAACTACTAGACGATGGTGGGGTGGTAGAGATCCTCTTGCTCAAACTTTTGCAATCACAGAAGATCGCCAAATTAGTTCAGTTGATTTGAAATTTACTCAAGTTGGGAATACAGCGAATGAGGTTCAAGTTCAAATCAGAGAAACAGATAATGGATTTCCTACCTCCACCATTCTTGGTGAGGCTGTAATCCCGGGCACTCAATTAACTACTAATAATGTTTTTGTAACTGCAACATTCTCAAACTTGGTTCACTTGGTAGCCGATAGAGAATATGCAATCGTGGTCATGACTGATGACGCCGCTCATGCTTGTGCTATTGGTGAAATTGGTAAATACGATCAATTTGCTCAGACTTGGATCACTGCTCAGCCTTTCACTATTGGAGTTTTATTGAGTTCATCAAACGCATCCACTTGGACAGCACATCAAGACATGGATCTTTGTTTTAGGTTGAACGCTGCAAGCTTTACAGCTACTTCCAAAACTGTTGACCTTGGTACTTTATCTGTCACTAACATGTCAGATCTTCAACCATTCGCACCTGTTTATCTTCCTAGTGCGATGACCAACACGATCTTTAAGTACACAAGATCCACTGGTGAAATATTCGAGATGGATTCAGGAACAGGGGTTAACTTGGCGGCGTTTGTAACTGACACAATGTCAGTCCAAGCGGTTCTAAATGGAACCTCAAAATTGAGTCCTGTTTCATTCCCCGGAATGGTTACAAATATAGGCTCACAAGCTACAACGGCCACATACATCTCCCGAGCGTTCACGCTCAACACAAGTGGAGGAAGCCTCAAAATTTACTTTGACGCTTTGATTCAGGGGACCGCCACGGTCACACCTGAATATGACGCTGGCTCTCAAACATGGACTGGCCTATCTCTTGATAGCTCAACACCATTAGGCGACGGTTGGGTTGAATATAAATATTCAGTCGCAGCCGCTGGCCTTTCAACAACTGCCATTAAATTGGCTCTCGCTGGGACTCCACAGTTCCGTCCAAGAGTTCGTAATTTGCGAGCCATCTACATCTAAGGAGTTTTTAACCAATGACTATTCAAGACGACAGGACCACCAATTTAAACCTCAAAAAACCTTATCCAACCAACTTATTGGCTGATGATGTTTTGAGGATGCGTGACGCTTTGGACGCTATTGATACAGCGGTTCATGGCAAAGCATCAACAACGGCTGTTCAAGGTTTGATTGACACCGCTGTTGCAAATTTGGTTGACTCCAGCCCAAATGCTCTTAATACACTTAATGAGTTAGCAGCGGCGATCAATGATGACGCATCGTTCTCAACAACGATGACAAACAATCTTGCAACTAAGCTAGGATTGACAGGAGGCACAATGACTGGCGGGGTGACTTTTTCAAGTGGCGATTTAACATTGTCAGCAGATCCAACCTCGGCTCTACATGCTTCTACTAAGCAGTACACCGACACACAAGTTGCTGGTCGAGCAACTCTCGGAATTGCCGTTGCACTCGGCTAACTTGTAAACCCTCAATTATTTAAAACATTCCTCTCATGGCTGAAGTATTTAATAGAACTGGAGCATCACCCGGTTCATCAATGACCGCAATCTATACAGCTCCAAACAATGCAGCTACCGATGTAGCGATTGTCTTGTCTTGCAATTGTGCAAACATTTCTGGTTCAACTATCTCTCTTGATGTTCAAGTTTTTGATGGTTCAGGAAATGCCGCTCAATACATTTTGAAAAGTGGCTCAATCCCAAATGGAACATCTTTGGACGTTATTCAAAATAAACTTATTTTGAAAAATGGTGAAAGCATTAGGGCTTTACATTCAGGTGGAGCTGGTCAATTTGATCTTCAAGTTTCCGCCCTTGAAATTACATAGAAACTAATTAGTTTCTATTTTTTTTTCTTTCCGCCCATCAGAGAACTATGACCAAAAATTCAAAATGCTTTGGCTCTAATACAGAAAATAGAGTTGGAGTTTATAGGCTAAACAATTACACCAATTACATTAAAAATAATGATTGGTGGTTTAATCCCGGTGAAAGTCGATTCCCCGATGCTGGCCATAACAGCGGTCAGCCGTCCACATACACATGGGTATGCCCTCCGGGCGTGACAAAAGTATCGGCGGTTTGCATTGGCGGTGGAGCTGGAGGCGGCCAGCAATGGGCTCAGGCTGGTGGCTCAGGGGGCGGTCTAGGGTGGAAAAATAATATCACTGTGGTTCCCGGCCAGAGTTACACAGTCCAAGTGGGCAGCGGCGGTCAGAGGAGTGGTAATAGGGGCGGTAAAATGTCGTATTTCATAAACACCTCAACATGTGTTGGTGGTGGTGGTGGAAATAATGACGGCCCTGAAACTTCAAGTGACTATACTCCTAACTCTGGGCCAGAAAGCCGTGGCGGCGGTTGGAATGGTGACGGCGGCGGCCCCGGAGGTCGAGCACATAGTTGGGACTGGGGTGCTGGAGCTGGAGGTTGGCAAGGCAATGGCGGTCAAAATAACAATGAAAATGGAAATGGCGGAGGTGGTGGAGCTGGCTCTCCATACAGTTCAACACATGGGTCAGGAGCTGGCGGCGGTGTGGGTTGGTATGAAAAAGGGCCAAATGGCCATGGCGGGTCATGTGCTGGGAGTTATCCTCAAAATGGAGTAAGGGGAGCGGCTGGTGGTTTCTGGAGCCCACAAAGCGGTTCAGGTTTAGGTGGTGAAGGTGGTTCTAAAGGTAGTGGTCCTTATTCAAACTTTTACTCAGGATATGATGGGATCGTTGGAGAAAACCCATGGGGGCATGGTCCATATAGCAACTACATAAATGGAGGCTGGCCGGGTGGCGGATCAGGCGGAGCTGGGACAAGCCAAGGCGGCGGCCATGGTGGTTGGGGTGCTGTTCGCATAATTTGGGAAGGTGAAGTCTATGGAACTAATAGAAGTTTCCCTTCTAATAATTGCACCGAATTGAACCCAGCTCAGGGCTATCAAATCAACACTAATTCCTAAAAACAATGGCAAACGAAGAAACTGTCTATTACATAAAAGTCGAGGATGGAATTCCTGTTGGAAATCCAATGGACTTAAGTTCTGTTCGGACTATTGGCTATTTTGAAAATGGCTACAGAAATGGAGAAATCCCAGCGGGTTATGAGCGATATAAACATGTTCCAGAACCTGATGATATTGAATGGTATCAGCGTTATTTTGAAGCCAATGGAGGCAAAGGTGATAGGAACCTACATAAAGTTAATGATGCTTGGCAAAAAATTTGGACTGTTGAAACTATGAATGAAAATGAGAGAGCTGTTCATAGAGTAAGAGAGGCTGAGGCGTTTCATTTACAACATCCAGAATATCCGTCATGGGTTTGGAGTGATGTTAGAGGTGGTATGGAACCTCCAATTCCTTGCCCTCCAGAATGTGTTGTAAATTCAAAATGGAATGAAGCCTTGCAAAAATGGGAAGGACAATCTTTAGAATCAACTGGTTTTACACCATTAACGGAAGGACAAAAAGCAGCAATTAGACAGCAATTAGAAGATCAAAGAAAAGCGGCTTTAGGTTTAAATTAAATCTTTTTCCTAGTCCTCCCGAATTGCGGATACAATAGGAAAGACAACAGCGGCTGTTTCCTTTAACGCCGTGTCTCGATAACATGTCAACATCGAGGTAATTCTCAACTCGCACTATGTCTTTATCTTTTTTGCATGGCGTTGAGGTGTTGGAGATTGATTCCGGCTTGAGACCCATAAAAACAGTTCGCTCTGGGGTCATCGGCGTAATAGGAACAGCTCCAGCAGCCGACGCAACAATTTTTCCTCTTGATACACCTGTACTAGTTGCAGGGGATAGAACCAAGGCTGGCAAGCTTGGAACCACTGGAACACTGCCCGCCGCAATGGACGGAATCTTTGATTCCACTGGGGCTGTTGTAGTCGTAATCCGTGTTGATAGCACAGGAACAGACGCTCAGGTTTTGAGCAATGTCATCGGCTCGTCTACTGGATATACAGGAGCCCATGCCCTTCTAGCAGCAAAAATGGAAGTTGGATTTGATCCAAAAATTCTTATTGCTCCCGGCTTTACATCAAGCCAAGTAACAGACGGAATAACTTCAATTAACGTCACGACTCCGGGCTCTGGTTATACATCAGCTCCTAGCGTTTCAATCTCAGGTGGCGGCGGAAACGGTGCAACAGCAACAGCAACAGTTAATGCCTCTGGAGTTGTTACCGCTGTAACTGTTACCGATGGAGGTAATGGCTATTCATCAGCTCCTACAGTTTCATTCTCAGGTGGTGGTGGATCATCAGCAGCAGCTACAGCAAACACAGGAACTTTGAAAAATCCTGTAGTGGCTGAGCTCGAAGGAATCGCTGATCAATTGGCCGCTGTTATTATTGCGGACGGTCCAAACACTACAGACGCCGCTGCTCAGGCTTATGCAGCCTTGCATTCAAACCCAAGGATTTATGTAATTGATCCACACGTTAGGGTTTACGACACAGCGTCTAGCACTTATGTAAATCTTCCAGCGTCTTCCAGAGTTGCTGGCTTGATTGCTAAGACTGATGAGGAGAAAGGTTTTTGGTGGAGTCCTTCCAACCAAACACTCTCAGGAATTTCTGGAGTTGCTAGGA